AAACTAAATTAGTATCCATTGCAATAACATTTAGCATTTCATCAAATACTTTTTGTCCCCTATTAAATATCGCCTTGAATTCAAATTGGTCACCTGTTTCAGCGAAAGCAATTACTGGAACACCAAAGGGTTCCAGTAATCCTAATAAGTCAGCTTCAGAAAATATCATTAACTTCTAGACTCAGTGGCTAAAATTAAATAGTGATTACGTCTTTAATTGCAGCAAACGCTTCAAGACGTTTAATCAAGAAGTCCCAGAACGAATATGAACGGATGAAGATGGTGCTATTGTCAGCGCCTGTAGTTTCATCTACTTTTACGACCAAATTAGACCATTGACCAACGAAGAACTCGCTGAAATCGCCCGCGATAATTGGAGATAAACCTGTTCCAGTTCCTTTAGTTAGCGAAGCAGGAACGTTGTTTGAAACAGCGACTGGTTTGCCAAGCAACGAATCAGAAGTAACACCTAATGGGATGATATATCCACTGTTGGTGTTAGCAGAATCATTCAATGTATTACCAAGAGTGAGCATTGTTCCGCGATTAGTAAGCCATCTTAATCCTGCATCTGATATGTTATTATCAGAAAGGATTTTTTGAAGTTTTAGCAAGTTAGTTCTGCTAGGTGCAGCACCATTAGTTCCGCCAGCCACAACTTGACCACCCGTGATAGCTGCTAACAACGAAGTTAATTCGCCGACAGTTTGAGTTGGAGCAAGTAACATTTGGTCAAGTTTCAATGCAATTGCTTCGAAGATTTGACGATAGATAATGGCTTCAGTTGAAGGGGTAGTTTGAAACTGCGCTTGTAATGACAATGCAGATTTAGTAACCATTTGTTTTGGCGAAGCGAATTTAGTAGTAGTCGTAACACTTTCTGCATCACCAATAGCACCAGTTTCCCCAACAATCCAAGCGCTTGCTTTGCTGGTAACAACTGGGAATAATTGATTATCTTTCAAACCAGTTTCGCGATGTACTGGTAATTGAGATAAAGCAGTTTTAGCCCAAAGTACATCAATTAAGTCCTGAGGACGATAATTGGTATCAACCAAGTTACCTACCGAACCCGCGGTGCCAACAACCGAGATTGAATCAGCACGTTGATTCAAATCGACAGTGAAAGTTCTTTTGTTCCAAGATTGACCAGTTCCGCGAACCCCTTCTTGCGACATTTCCTTTTCATAACCTGCTTTAGTCCAGTCTTCAGAGATTGCTGCCTCTAACGCGCGAGCTACGTTGAATGTATCCTTTTCACGAGTATGAACGGCGGGTGCGCTATTTCTAACTGCATCTTGAGGTTGCTTGTTGATTTCAATATCAGTAGAACGTTTTTCAACTTCTGTTAATACTTCAGAACGAATTTCGTCAAAAGATTTTTCAGAAGCGATAAATTCTGCAGCACGGGCTGACATATTCCACTTACCACATAAGTCGTTGATACTTACAGCACGTTGAGTTGCTTCCTTGATAGCTAAGGCGCGGATTTCGTTTTCGTTAATTTGTTTGATTTCTGGATTTTCCATTTTCTTGGTTTCCTTATTTGGGTTAGATATTGGTTCGAGGTTTCTAAACACCCCAATTGTTACGTCCGCTGGGCAGCTGACACTTGATACTTCATAAGGGGCAAATTTATAACGATATGCTTTTATGCCATCGATTTGCCCGATTAGTTTTTCATCATAGCGGGAGTAGCCGACTGAGATTGAAGGTCTAACTCCTGATTTGATATCATTTATAATTCCCTGCTTTTCAGCATCATCTGAGAATTTAACTATTGCACGAGCAGTGGTTCCATCAAGCCATGCTCGTTGAATTACTCCAATATGCGCTTTGTAATCAGACGTATTATGGTCCAACAAAAATGGGCAGGCATTTGCTTCAATTCGCGAGAAATCCACATCGGATGGGTCATGACTTAAGATTTCGTAGCCATTACTTCGAAGATATGGTTCCTCACTGCTAAACGATATCTCGATAGTATTTTCGGAATCGTTATAAGTATCTCTTTCAAATGTCGCTGACCTTTTAAAAGATTCAGTTTGATTCATTTCATTATTCTTCCTTTTAGATTTTCATATTTATCACCAGACTATTTATAGATTTTTGAAATAGCTAATTCAAGCATCCTTACTGCTCTCAATTTGGCTAGATTCAAGCGCTTCAAGTTTCAAAATATCAACAAGTGCAGGTAATTCCACGTCCAATGTTTCCATCTTTTGTTGTTCTGAAGCAATTTGAGTAATTGTTTCTTCCCAATCAAGACCCAGAAACTCGCTTGATAATTGAGTAAGACTTGCTAATCCAAGTTGATATAACATTGTCGCCGCTTTAGCTGTTTCAGTAAGATTTACACTTCTAAAACCACGAGGTGTCCATTTAGGCGATAAACATTTTGAATACTTCGTTGCAGGAATAGCTAATCGCCCTGAATCAACTTGATATTTCAACCAGTCCTCATAAACTCGGTTCAAAAAGTGGTCGATGAACCATTGTTGTTTATTTTGGAAAGTAGTTACATCTTCGGCGAAACTATATTTAGCTGAACTGAAGTTAATAGATTCCAAATCATTTGCTATCGAAGAATAACTCAAACATAAACCAGAACTTACCGCTTTCAATTGTGCTTTCAGAAAATCAGGCATTGCGCTATTTGGCGTTGCAAAGTCAATAACCTGAGGAGTTACCCCTTGTGGAAGGATATCAACACCACCCGGTTCAAGTTTTTGACTGATTCTGCCCGAAGCGTCGATATCTTCCTGACTCATACCTTCAACACCAGGTTGTAAGGTGAAGAATAACTGCTTAAGTGAAGCGATGCGTGCTTGCTCTAGTTCTGATATTCGATAGCTATTCAAATGGTGAATCGGTAATACTGCTGAAACTAGCCAACTAAATCCACGTGACTGACCAACATAATGTTTTTCAAATAAGTGAATGCAATCGTCAGCAGGAATTCGAATTGAAGGCTGCTTGTAATTCTGAGTAAACGAATTAACAGTTTGATTAGTCATTTCGTCGCTAACCCAATACGCCCGAGGTTTCAAAAATCGGTCATATTCAATTGATTGAAAGATAACGTTGCCATTATCTGCATATCCAGAGAATGAATGAGACAATAATTCAATTGGAATCAAATCGAGTTGAAAACCAAACTTCCCGAATTGAGAACCATATCTTTTAATAGCGAAGAACTCACCATCCCTGGCAATAGACTCAATAATCAACTTCTGGAGTTCAAGAAATGTCATAGTTCCGCAGGTGGTGCTTATTCCGTATCGGCCAAACTCCCACCACGCATCTTCAACCATTAGGTTTAGTTTTTCGTCCAACGTTGAATCTTGCTTACGTGCTTGGCAATGTAAATCAATACCAGTGTTCCCAATGATATTATTACGTAGCAAACTTAATGCTTTCGTTACATGAGGGTCGTTTTGCGCTAACGCTCGACATCTGGCGCGAATAGTAGAAATGCTGCTATTGATATCAAAGTTGATATTACGTGTTTCATTCAAATCTTCGAGACGACCGAAACGACCTGCATCAAATGAACGAGCAAAATTCTTATACTTCTGAGATAAAGTTTTTTTGGCCATAATTTACTACCTAACGAATGAATATAAGAATTTGCGAGGTGCCCTGTTCGTCTGAGCTATTACCTTCGCTTTATAATGGTCACGAAGTGCAACTAATTCAGTCATTGACATGCGTTGAAGTTTCTTTTGGTCAATCTCGGACATCAAATGGTCTAGTTGCCCTTGAGTTGCTCGCTTTTCAATAAATGCTTCAATAGCGTCAAGCATAATTTCTTCATGCGAACGCATATCAATATTGCCAATCAAAATCGGGTCTTCGAGAACTTCCAAAGATTTACTATAAAGCGTTACTCGTTCAATTCCTTTAGTAACAAAGAAGATTGCTTTATAAGTTCCAGGTGTGAGTGTTGAAGATACTGACGTTGGAATATCAATGATGTAATCACTTAATAAAGACGCCGCTATAATATCTACTGAAGATAATCCTCGAATAGCTAAATTAAGAGTATAGCCAGCAGTTGGAGGGTATTCTTCGATTGGCGTGGTAAAGGTAAATGAATCACCTTGAGTAATTGTAGAGGGGAAATTCGTTAGCATATAATCCTTTAGTTAGTTTTCAGGTTCCCCCAATTTGAATACTTGCTTGCCTTGGGGATAACATTAAAACTATTTATAGGATTTTGAATTGGCTCGGATTTGACCTCTTTTTCGATAATTATTGGTTCTTTTACTTGTAATAACTGCTTTCTGATGTTATATTCCGCATTCTTTTTCGCTACAGGTCGAATAATCTCGAAGGCAGCCATTGCATATACTCTGCAGTCAAGCGCTTCGTTTGGGTCATTCTTGCTTTTCTTTTCATAATGCCAAAACCTTTGACCTCGTTTATCAACTGTTGAGGTTCGAGTTTCACTTTGACATAGTTGAACAAAGTAATCTTGACCTCTGTCAATTGGGAAATATGAATATCCTGCTTTGCTTGTGTCAGTGAGTTGGAGATTGTTATATAGTTGCTCTTTGAAGATATCTACCGCAACTCGATAGAAAGTAGCGCCATAAGGTGACTTACTCAAAGTAATCATTGCCTTTGGACCAGCAATACCTTTACTTGCATATATCTTTTCTTTCTTTGACAAATCGCAAAACTTATAAACATTCTTCGTTTGATAACCTGAGTCAATTAGAGTTACTGATACGTCTAGTTGAATCCCATCTTGTCGAATATATTTGCGTGTTAATAGTTCATCCTTAAATTGTGCAAAAGTATCAAGGTCACGAGTATCTCCGGGCACAACGCCATAATATATTGAATAAGTTTGTCCTTCTGAAGTGTGTCCCAACACTTCATATTCAACCCTATCATTTTGCACGTCGCATCCACAGGTTAGAATAATTACGTCATTAGGAATTGATAGGTGGTCATATTCTATTCCGCGTGAGCTGATACTAATATCTCCAACTTCTTGACCTTGATATTTATACTCAAGCCCTAAACATGTATTCCAGAAAGGCTGTAATTTTGCAGGTTCGTTATCGCAGGCAATAAATTCATGAACAACATTCTTCAACTTAATCCACGGACTTACTAGAATATTAGTATGGAAACCTTTATTTCGATGTCCGGGATTTCGGGCTATATACTTGCCATTTGAACTTGCGACTAATCTTTCATTGTCATTATGAAGACCTCCACAACTAGGACAAACTATCATGGCATCTTCGGGTTCGTTCCAAGTTACATG